ACCTTTACGCGCGCCTTCAGCTATTATGGCGCCCATAGATGGTGAAGGTGCAGACACACTACCAGCTAATTCTTCTAGTTCGTCAGGACTTAACGCTACATCAGTCTTATAGGGTTTACCATCAATCGTATAGGTTGGCATGTCAATCCTCAGTTACTGTTACAGTTTTGCCAGATTTTAAGGTTATTGTTTTTGGTGCTTTAGCCGCCCCGCCTGCCGTAGGCATCTTGAACTGAGGAAAATCTAACGCTTCGGCAATTATCTCAGGCGTGTAGCCTGGTTGTCTTCCTGCTATCTTAGTCTGACGTGAAATCTCATCATTGGCCTTCTTAGCCGCAACAGTACGGATAGCTTGCAAAGTCTTCTTCATCTTTTCTTGCGTATCTGTAGATGGAGTGCTATCAAACAATTTAGATATCGTATCGACCGCTCCACCAAGTAGTGATGGGTCGGCGCCGGCCGCTGTTAATTCTCTTTGGCTTAGATCGCCGGCTCCAGATATTGCTCTAGCAAACTGAACTTGCGCGGCTCTAAAAGATGCAAAATTGTTAGTAGAAAGTGAGTCATTGATGCTTTGCAACGCTTGATCCGCAGCGTACACAGTCTTAGATTCAGGGTCAATTGTGCTTTGGACAGTTGCCCTAAATCTAGGAATATCAACAAAGTCTTTAGCGCCAGGCAAGACGTTAGTAAGCGTAGTTCCTCGACCGCCTTCTAATCCTTTGATGTAGCGATCGACTTCAGCTATCTGTGCTACAGGCGCGTTATCTTTAATTAATGCTTTGCGGTATTCTTGCGCTTTCTGGATATCTAGAGGCGCTGCTTCTTTAGTGCGAGTTAACGCCGCTAACTTATCTTCATATACCTGAAGAGTGGCAGCATTCTCTGGCGTTTGTTCCCTACCTTTTATTTCGCGGATAGCAGCCCGGTAAGCTGCTTCTGTTTCGGCCTTTAGTACGTCTTGGCCAACGCTCAACGCACGGCCTTCACGCGAATATCTTGTTGCTTGGGCAATTTTAAGTGCCGCTTCTCTAGCCTGATTAGCAACGGCATTAGCACCTTGTGGATCAAAAGGGGCTAACTCTTTTGCGGCGGCCATAAGAGAATTTGGATCATTGGGATCGGCTCTATTAAATATTGCATTTCTCATGCTTATAAGTTTTAACTGTGGGTCTTCAGCACCCATAGCACCACCAATGCCACGACCTAGTTGTGCCGCACCCGCATAAACATTGGCACGACCAAAAGCATCTGGAGCCAGTTGCCCCATTTGTACACCTTGTTGCAATATGTTTTCGCCAACTCTTTGTTGGTACATCTCAGGAGTAATACCAAACAATCCACCTACAATATCTTGTGCCATGATTACTCCTTAAAAATATTGTTGCATTGGGTCATAGTAGCCAGTATTAAATGTGCTACCAGAACCACCAACATTTCCAGTACTAACTAGTGGTGATGTTAGATAAGTACCCAATGCGCCACCCAATAAAGAATTGGGATTACCCAAACCACTTAAACCATAAGCCAATGGACTAGCGGTAGCCCCTGCGGATGTACCTAAAGCACCACCATAGATAGAGCCTCTTAACCCTATCTCTCCAGCCCTTGCACCAGCCACAGATGATTGACCTGCAAGACCTTGGCTTAAGGTAAATGGTTGTTGTGCCATGTTTTCTAGTTGACCAGCCTGACCAAACAAACCTGTACCAAAGGTAACTTGTTGTTGACCTGCTTGTTGTGCCTGTGCCGCCAACTGTGCATCTTGTTGTGCCAATGCGTTGTAATAGGCTTCTAACTCAGGATTAGAACCCATCAAGCCTTGTGCGCCACTTGGACGCAAACCAGTAGAACCTACGGACAAACCGCCACGGCCTGTTCGGAAGTTTTCGTTTCTAATGCCAGCCAACTGTCTTTGCCGACTAGGATCAAGCAAGTCATATTGCCTTGTCATGTACTGTTGAGCAACTTCTTCAGGAGTCTGCGCTAAGTAACTAGCACCTAACCCCATGAGCCTGTTTTGGGCAGAAGTGATCTCAGGTGCGGCTGTATATCCTGCGCTTACCAACTGACCAGTAGTAGGATCAACTTGGAAGTTAGATGTACCAAAACGGGTAGTTGTGCCAATAGGTCTGAACTGTGCGCCAGCAACGCCACGCCCTGCCGCTTGTTCTATGTTTCTCTGTGCTTGGAGTGCCGCTTCCTTAGACTGTTGCATTTGCAACAATCCACCAGCAGTCTGCAACCCACCTTGGACAGCACCCCTTTGACCTAAGAAGTTCATTGCTCCTCTAGCCGCACTACCACCAGCCGCTAATGCTCGTCTAAGATATGCTTGTGTAGCCGCATCAAAAGAGGAAAAAGCACTTGGTGGAGGCATACCATCTGGGTTAACACCATAGTCTTCAGGGCTTCCGTAGTTTATGTCTGGAGGCATCATCCCATCTGGATTTACTCCATAGTCTTCTGGATTTCCAAAATTGTAATATGGAGGCATCATCCCGTCTGGGTTAAAGCCATAATCCGCTGGACTACCATAGTTTATGTAATTGTCAGCCATGTTATTTGCTCCCGTTGTTCCTTGTCCTGAAGTTCCACCAGAACTGAATAAAGTAGATGGTGTTACTTGGCTTATTGCCCCACTTGTTACACCACCCGCTACTGATTGTTCTAAAGGCTTACCACTAAGTAAACCTTGAGTAGTTCCACCAGCCACATTTCCAGCAAAAGTAGAGCCTGTTTCAGTTCCAACTGCCCCACCAACCTGTGTTCCTGCATAACTTATGGCGGCACTTTGGAGAGCCTTTTCTGGGCTTTGTCCAGCATCTAAAGCAAAACCAGCGTTTATATAAGGTATTAGATATGTTTGCCCCGTTGCCATAGCAGTTGCTATCGCCGCAGTCTGTAACGGGTTATCCAATGCCGCTTGAACAGTTTGCTCAACTGCTGTAACAACGGGTTGAACTACTTGTTCAATAACTGGTTCAACAATGGGGTCAACTACAGTCTCCACGACTGGGTTAAATACTTGTCCAATAAATCCACCACAACATCCCATGTTATATCTCCATTGACATTAAGTAAGGGTCAACTTTTCGTTTTTCATCTTTCTTAAAATTAACGGAAATTGCTCCTGCGGTCTTTGCTAGTCTTTCTGCCGTAGTTGTATTGTCAACATACATCTGCAACAAGCGAATATTTGCTTTTTTCATAGTAGCAAAGAATTCCTTAATTGCTTTTATGTAACCCATTGCATTGCCACCATTGACGATGTAAAACAATGCTGTATTTCCAGACACTTTATAAATAAACATACAGTCACCAGACCGCACAGCAAATGAATTTTTCTGCTTCAATGTGCCATTTATTTCAGCAACCATTTGTGCTTTTGTTGTATCAAGATTATTATTCTTGATATGGTTCTCAACAATTTGTTCTGGAGTCATTACATTGTTCCATTCGCAACAACATTGCCAATCACAGTCAAATTACCAGAGGCATCTATCTTTGCCACAGGCGTTGCTACATTGTAGATATACAAGACATTTGATGCTTCAACAAACGAAAAGTTTGTAAATGTTCCATCTGCTTTACTAGTAATAGCAGTTTGGATATTCGTAAACTCTGTGTCGATCTCAGTACCTTTAACGACCTTGGAGGCATTGCCTGACGCAAGCGCATCTTTAGCCGCAAAGTTGGTGGTTTTTGTATAGTTCATGGTTATTCCTTACCCAAGTTTTCCGTTTTTAGCCTGAATCTCAATCTTTTGGATGCTGATAGCAGAACCATTTATATCAATCTCATAAGCAGTTTGCACAACCTTGCCATAGCCTGATGCCTGACCAACCAATGTGCCAATCTGTATGCCTGTCGAATAGTATGCTACTGGGATGCCATTTGCACCATACTCAGCCATTCCATACTCAGCAATTGTAGAAATAGGGATAGTTGCTTGGGTTGAGTAATATTGCGCTGAAAAGTCATAAGACCATTTAATTGTCAATATTTGGTTAGTTCCACCAATAACCACCACAGAGATTTTCTTCAGGATTGATGTGACATTTGCATCACCTAAGTCAGCATAGTTGGTGTAATACTGGAAACGATAGGTAGAGGCATGGTCAAGATATGTCCCATACTTACCAACATACCCATTCTTGCCAATCAGCAAATCACCATTTCTTTTTGCCAACAATGCAGTTGGTTCAATAGCGTCCCAAGTTGTTACCCTAGCCGAGCCATCTTGCAACTGAGCCTTTGTATCAAAGACATAGACTTGCTTTGCAACAGGAAGGGTTAGCAAATAAAAAGCATTTACTTCTGAGTAAACAGCCTTGATATTTGCCAATGTCTCACTCGCCACATAGGTCATTAAGTCATTACGCACATTTTTGGACAAGTCTCGCAATGGGGCAGACTTCTCTTGGATAGTACGGAGCAAACTACGCACACCAGAGTTAGACAAGAAAACAATGTCTGAACCCGTAGAAACTATGGAATCCCTTGCTAAACAACCAATGTTGCCTATGGTGTCAGCCAATGAC